CTTACAGAACCTATTGCTATATTATTAGCCGCAGAATTAGTTATATTTGAAAAAACATATCGAGGATAAAACGCTATTGTTCCTATATTTTTATCATTACTTGGCACATTTTCGGGGTCAAATTGATTATAAAAGCAATCAACTACAATTTCCGTCAGTCTCATTAGGCTAAACCTTCTCAACTCATTTATTTTTTTACCGTCATTTACTGAAACTATATTGTGACTTACATAAGAATCGTCAAACGAACTTATTGTTTGTGTCGTTCCCTTTACTGCTTCTTTAATGTCCGAGTGTTGTCTTGTTGTCAATTCTCTTAGTGTTAGTAAAGAATAGTTTGTCACTTCTCTATTCTTAGTTACATTTAACAAACTGTCTTTTCTTGTAGAAGAATAAGGCAATAAATCGCTATTACTAAACAAAAACATTCTAGCAATCTTAGGGTCTATATGTTCAAATTTATCTTTGAATTGGTGTGCGGCTCTTAACTTGGCTTCTGTGCCAATTCCATTACCGTCAAACATTCGAACTGAAGGAAATGGAGTAAACATAATAGAAAGCATACCTCCTTCTTGGTATCTTTCTATTTCATAGGGGTCTGCGCTTTTAGTTTCTAAGGTATTAGGGCTGTAAAATTTATCTCCAATACTAGGTAAAAAGCCTCTTGATTCAATCAATCTTTTATTATCATAATCGAAAAACTTTGCATTAATATTAGTTGCATTAGCCGTAGCATTTACAGCAGTTCCATCTAAATCAGTAAGTCTAATTTCTCTAGCCGTAGTTGCTGTAGTGCCTATGTTTATTATATTACCAACAAAGGTATTATCAGGAATACCTGACGCAACGATTTTTTGACCCAATCTGAATACACTTGGGTTGTGTGTATTCGTAGTAATTACCGTTCCTATCTTTGTTGCCTCTACATAGGCACTACCACTAAAAGTATCTATTTCCCCTTGACCTATAATATTCATACCACAAATATCAGTTCCTATAATGTTATTTTGTAAGAAACCATCTGTATAATACCCTACATTATATCTATATGCGCTAGCATAATATTTTATTTTACTAGCGACTTCTTCATAGAATTTGATGTCTTCTGTGTTAAAAAATAAGTGCTTAGTTTGACTATAATTTCCTTTTTCTAAGTTTGTCATTCTATAATTAGAAGCACCAAAATTAGATTGATATGTTCCCATTTCGTCTAACTTAGTTTCACCCGTAACAAAGTTCCTAGCCCTATTACTACCAACTTCGTGAAATGGCTGTTCTCCTAACATTCTGTAATTCAAAACGCTAGTAATATTATGAGCGTTTGATGATTGTAATACAGGGTGAATCAAAGATATATTTTTACCACCATGTAAGTGTCCACCATTTAATAGATTCAATTCATGAGTAAGTTTGGTAGTTTCTCTTGTAGAATCTTGATTGTGATGCCCTTCTAAAATATCTACTACCGTGTTAGCCAAGAATGCAAAATTTATTGTTTGAGCAATATTTACTATAGAGTTAAGTGAAGCAGAACTCATGGTTACTTGCGTATCACTATCTATTGAAACGATAGTAGTGCCTGTAGTAAAATTAGAATGATAGGTTGTCATACCTACAAAGAGTTCCTTTGTCGAGTTTAAGTTAGTTATCACTTTGCTTTTTATTCCCATGTCACCTGTCTTAGAAACATAACCAACTTCCCTATCTAAGTATATTCTACATTGAGTTGAAGGTAAAGAGAACCTAGTAGTGGTATCGGTAGATGAGCCGGTTGCGCTAGCACTCATAGTCAAACTAGTGCTAGATTCAATAGAAGAAATAGTAGTTCCATTTGGTATGTGAGTGTGGCTTCCATTACCTATTTCCATACCATTAGATAGATGAGTTGTTGTAGTTGTTAGTTGGTCACTACCTGCTGTAGTTGCTGATATTTCTAATTCTATATTCTTTTCAACTGAAATAATATTTGCTAAAAACTTTCCATTAACATATACAGGTTTGTCATGAAGGTTTCTTACATTTCTAATATGATTATATGCTGATAAAGCATAATCACTATCTACCTCAATGAAACTTTTTGCTATTGTGAAAGCATGTGTAGTTTTGCCTAAGTTGGTTTTTGAAAAAGTTGTATCTTGAGTATTAGCATAGTTTATGTCCACCCTACCCAATGTTAAAGGATTATAGGGTGCAATAGTTACAAGCGTTCCTGCGTTTTCTCCGGCTGACTTAGTTTCTACTATTTCAAAATCTATTAGAGTGTTTACGGTATCAAAGGTTTCAGCATTATTATTTTCATCTTCTAATGTAGACTGAAAGTGTGCATCACTTAACATATTAGAAACATCACTAATAAAGTAACCAACTGCATTTTCATGTGTGCTTCCACTACTACCAACTAAGTTATCTCCTTCCTCTCCTGTAGAAGTAATCTTAACACCGGAGTTAAAGAACAGACCTTTGTTTGAAGCACCGCTTAAACTAGTTGTTGAATCTACTAATGTGTTTGTAGCCAGTGCTTTATTTAGTAAATAATTCTTATTGGTTTCTTTATATCCTTCTAGTGCCGTTCCTTCTGCTCTAGCATTATCTACTAAAGTAAAACTAGTTCCTGTAGCAGTTGTGGCAATCTCACCAATATAACTCATCATGCCCGAAGAGTGTTTTAGATGAACTTTAGTTCCTGCTGTTAATGTTATACTGCCCGACGAAGTTAGTGTTTTATTAGCAAAACTACAAGTAAAGTTAGCACTAACACCTTCTAACTTATTGTATGGGCTTTGGGTTGAATAAATAATGTCTTGAGAAAATAAAGTGTTTTTAGTTATAACAGGAGAAATCAATTTTCTAATATCACTTCTTCCTGCTAATTTTACTTGAGTTAGACCGTTTTCCTTGAAGTTGTCTATTCTTTCTACCGCCCCATGTAATTTTTCAACTAGGATAGCATACTTTCCTTTCATGTAATCTAACATAGTTCCTTGAGAATGATAGGCCGCCTCATTGCTTGTGCTACCATCCGAATCAAAATATGCTTTATCAGAAAAAGATAAAGTTAGTAATTTTTTATCAACATCTACTGCGCTTACTATGGCATACAAAAAGGAAAATTCTTTCGAGAAAAACTTTACCCGAAGCGCACTATTTCTATTTGCTACTAATGGAAAATCCGTAAGTAATGTTTTATCTTTTTTATTGTAAGCCCTTCTTTCAAGAACGCTATCACTTGCTAAAGTGTAAGAGCCTGTTGTGAATATTGATTCAGTTTCTAATCTATTTTCACTTCTAAAAGTAATACTTTGAGTCTTACCACTAATAGACGCTATGCTTTGCACAATAACTATTCTTGTGCCAACTCTAACTTCATCTCCAACATTTAGATAACTGTTTAAATCGTGGTCTGTAGTTGTTGCATAAGTATTACCGCTAGTATTAGAAGTTATAATAGCACCTATTGACTTAAATTCGTTCATGTTACTACTAAATAATTGATGTCTAATTCTAAGAGGTTCTTCATCTCCTATCTTCTTTATTAATACTCTAAACGGGTCTGCTAATTTAACTTCGGCCAGTGTTCCTTTTGCTCCCATAGATTCAAACAATAATTGGTCTAATACATTATATGATAGATTAGCCTTATCTTTTGAGAATACATAAGATAAATACCTATATGGGCCATTGTAGTCTTGTGTTGATGTGGTGTTAGTTACGGCATCATTATCATCTCTTCTAGCATTAGTAAAACATGCGTCACTTGTAAAAGGAGTATATGTTAATATTGTTTTTCCTTCATTACTAGTGTGTGTCGCAGGATTATCTTGATTTTTTAAATTATCAACAAGCCTAGTTTTTAAAGTGTATTTACTATAATCTATAATATCTGTTCCAAAGTCAGGAGTAGTTGCGAAGAAACTAGTTGCTGATAGTGTGTCAGTAGCACCGCTAATAAAATCTAACTCGCTGTAAAATAAACTGTATTTTTTATTATGGTCTAATTGATTTTTCTTATCTAGGTTTTCATTGAAGAAATAAAACAAAGGTCTTGCTAAAGAAACAGCAGGGGACAATGTGCTTTTTATTCCTAGACCTACTGCTACTTCTGTAATGCTATTAGAAATAGGAGTTGAAAATAGTTTGAACTTAACATTCTTCGCTATCTCATTTCCTAATTTTGGCCTAAACTCAAACGAGTCTCCGCTAATATCATCAGTAAATATTTCTGACACTTTAGCAAAATGGTGTTTATTTTCATCATCCGAATGAATCATTACAAATAAATGAGTAGTCGTTAAATCAATACTGTTTAGTCTCACTCCTGTTTGAGTTATATCATCAAAACACTTTATTCTAATTCCTTCTGTAACTGTTAAGTTTCTATGCTCTAATCCTAAAACATAAGTTGCATTTGTAGCGTTAGCACTTGCTTTTTCTGTTAATGCAAATTCAGTAGAAGAAATTATTTTTTCTATTCTTGCCTGTGTTCCAGTAAATCCTGTTCCATTGACACTTTGACCAACATATAAAGAGTTAGTATTGCCACTTGATAGAGTAACTACATTGCTATTTTGAGTAGCATTACAATTAGCCAAAGTGCTTCTACCGACAGAAGTTAGAGTAACAGTTCCCGAACTTTCTTCTGCTACCACAACTCCAAAAGTATCTACAGAAGTAGAAGTAGTGCTAACACAAAGTTGTGGATTAGTCGGAGTATCGAATGCTGTTTTAGTAAATGTAACAGTTCCCGTTGCTCCCGATGCGGTCGCCTCTT